ACCGCGATGGTTAACAGCTGCGGCAGCTGGCCCGCCAAGTCAGTAACCAGAGTCGAAATAATGCTTGCTGCGGATGACAGCAAGAGCGGCAGATTATCCAAAATCCCACGCAGAATCGTTTTTATAATCTCCACGCCGGATGACGCAAGCTGTGGGATCAAAGTCGCCAGACTTGAAATAATCTGAGGGATAAGCTGAGAAATTGAGGCAACCAATGTAGGCAGCTGCTGGGTGATCGCACTCAAAACGGATGATGTCGACGAAATGAGACCCGGGAGAAGGCTTGAAACCAGGCTCGTTATCTTCGGCAGAATCAGCGGGGCAGCAGTCGAGATGAAAGAACCTACACCGTTAATAGCCGTTTCGACAACAGGAAGCAAATTATTCAGCAGACCTCCGCCCTCAGATCCTCCGAAAACGGTTGTCATTAAGGAATTGACAGCCTGTTCAAGCCCTTCGCCACCTCCTGCAATCGCAGTAAGCACATTTTGCCACGCTGCTTTAGCGGCTCCGGCAGAACCGGAAATAGTAGACATTGCCTCTTTTGCGGTCGTGCCGGTAATGCCCATTTCATTCTGGATAACATGGATCGCCTCATAGACATCCGAAAGGTTATTTATGTCATACTTAACGCCGGTGATATTCTGAGCATCCTTTAACAGGCGCTGCATTTCGGTTTTAGTGCCGCCATAGCCAAGTTTCAGGTTGTCGAGCATTGTATAATTCTGCTTTGCAAAGCCTTGATAAGCCGTCTGAATTGCAGACATATCCGTGCCCATCTTATTGGCATTGTCGGACATATCCTGCATAGCCATATCAGCAATCTGGGCAGCTTTAGCGGTATCTCCCTTCAGCGAGCTTAAAAGGCTCGCCGAGAAGCTCGTCACGGTGGACATATAGTCATTAGCCGATACGCCCGCCGTCATATATGCATTTTGTGCATATTGCAAAACTGTGGAGCTTGAATCCTTAAAAAGCGTTTCAACGCCACCGACAAGCTGCTCATAGTCCGCATACGATGCGACCGCCTGTTTAGCTGTGCTTATAACCGCAGCGCTAACCGCAGCGAACGCAGACGCAGCCACTTTACTGGCGCTTTTGATAGCAGATCCAAGGCCAGAGGTGAATTTTTTTCCGGCTGATTTGCCTGCTTGGTCTCCAGCTGGTTCGCTGGCTCCCGTAAGCTCTTTGGTTATAGTCTTTTGCGCTCCGGCAAGAGACGGAATAATAGTTACTACCGCTTTTGCGACCTCTACGCCTTCAGCCATCTTTCTCACCTCCCGTTAAAAGGCTTAACCAGTCTTTTGCTTTCATTATCTTTTTAAAAGCGTGTTTCTTTTGCTTCCATGGCCGTGGATACTCTTTCGGTTTCTGAGGTGTACGTTTCGACCCTTTAACGGATACAATAGCCGTTAGCCAAGCAAGCGCGTCGTAAATATCCGCGAGAATAACGTTCGTTTTAAAAGTAGTAGACCAATTGGACAATTCCGGATCAGTTTCGGCCACAATAGCGGAGTCAGGTTTCGCAATATGCAAAAAAGAGCCGAGCGCTCTCCACGGAAGAGAGCGCCCGACATCGTCCAACGTGTAACCGGTTTGAGTGAGCAAATCACGCTCAACGGCTTGTTTGTGCGCCTCGACATACTCAGCGAGGCCAATTATTCCCCCAGGCTTTCGCCGTCTCCATCGTTATTGGCTTCCGCCCAGGCGTTGCACAGCTGGTTGTATTCATCGACGGTCATATCATCCAGCACCTCCGCCGGGATATACTTAGAAAACATATGATAGACGTCGTCCTCTGTCTTCATGGCCACAAGTTCCTTGCGTTTCATAGCCTTGGCCAGCGGGACATTATAACGCTTCCCATTGATTTCTACCTGGATATCTTCCACGGCCTGACCGCCGATTTTAACAATTTTCTTAGACATGATTTGTTCACTCCTCTTCATTCTTTAGTTATTACGCGGGGGTGTCCTTGGAGAACTTGAAGCCACCAGTAACCGTGATGTTCCAGATCAGAGCGCCGGTGGGGGTGAGGCCAACCTCGGCGACGTCCGTGACGATGCCATGCGGGCAGGCCCAGATCAGATCATCCTCACCATCCTTGCCATAGAGAACAAAGGATTCTTCCTTGGTCTTCGGGCCATCGGTGGCGTCTACCGTGAAGCCGGTGGCGGTCGTAGTCACGGCATCGCTACCGAAAACGGTTTTCATAGATTCTCCATCGGTGCTAATTACGGGGATCGTCATGGTGCCCTTCTCGGTTTCAACCGTGCGAGCTACAGTCAGATCCCACAGGCGGATGGCTTCGGTGGACCCGTAGGGAGTCCAGCTGGGGCCGTCCTCGCTAATCACACCGGCGATCTTCCAGGCGCTTCCGGTGGAACTGATCAGAGCCAGAACCTCCGCACCGGTGGCCGGCATGGTTTCCGGGTCCGCGGGATCATAAGGGGCATGGAAAAACATACCAGAAGCGTTTTCGTTGCCTACAGCGACATTAATGTTCATTAGTTATACCTCCATTCAAATAGTCACTTCTTCAAGGTGAGCAACAATAACCAGATGAGAAGAACACATAGCCAAATCAGGCCGAACAGGATCAGCGCCCCAGGAGCCTGACGAAGTTACGGAAACATGGCGAACAGGTGTATCACTTCCACCAGCTTTTGCTTTCAGGATCCCATTAGCGTTTCGCAGCCGCTCAAGGGCTTCCGCTTCCGTTTCAGCCCGTGAATCAAGCATGATTTCGAAGGTATCGATTTCGTCCGTATCGCCTCCACCGATTTGCGTAACCAACACGCTCGGCACGGCGAAGTCGCTCGGTAGCGGGCGGCAGTATGCTGTCATGTGATCCTTTAGCAGCTCCCTGACAGCATCCTCAACATCGATGGACCTTTTGATCTTCATCCGCTCACCGCCTTACTTAGCGCCTTATCCTCCGATTCGGCTATTCTACTCTTTCTGTCAGTCGTGTAAACAAACCCTATAGCGCGTTGGCTGCCATACGCTTTTCCCAGGCGAGTACCAGACTCAAAGCCGGATCCTCCGCGGGTATTATTCCCGTTGGCTCTTGCTTTAATTCTTTCAGTAGCTGCCCGAACTTGCGCCATAGTACCTGATGCACAAAGGATTTGCTCAAATCCAGCGTGGTTCCATTCTATAGGCATTTTTTTAGCCATTAGCCACGCCACCTTTCGAGCTGAAGCTGCATGTTGCTCACACGTCCGGTCGGGCTTGTCCAGGATTGTGGATCTCCGATAATCGTGTATAAATTCCCACCATACTGGATCCGATCGCCAGCACGGATATCAGAACCAGGGGGACAGTAACAGGTATATCCGTCTGTGACTCCCTGTATTCGCCCATCTTGCGATAAGCTTGTACTCGACGGCTGAACGGAACACCCGCGGATCAATAGGCTGTTTGTTACAGTCCAATCAGGAATCTCGGACCCGCGGACCGTTTTCATGCTCGGCCGGATCCGTATCACCATCTCATTCGCCCAGGAAGGAAGCGCCATTAACAACCACCGCCATTCCAAAGCGGAAGCGATCCAATCTGCTGACGCCGAAAGCCCAGCGACTTTAGATCAGACGGCCAAAGAGCAATCCGGCCGGATCCATTTGGCAAAGAGTAAGACAGACTTACGCTGCCAGCACTCTCTGCATACTGAGTCGCTGGCAGCTGTGTGCCTGGCGTATTCAGTTCGCGCATGACCACGTCAACCGTTACTGCCTTCACAACGTTAGCAAAAGAAGGATCGCCGGCGACAAGCGCGTCTACATCTTTTCCGATCTTCCGCGCTTCGAACCTGATCGTATCAGACACAACAGGAAGCAGAGCCGTTGCCCGGATTTGCTCCTGCATTGTCAGCTCGCGCTTCAGTGCCTGTATATCGCTCAGAGTTGCAAAACTGGCCATGCGCTCACCTCACTTCTTAGTTTTCTTTTCTGCCGGTTTTTTCGCCGCGCTTGCTTTCGGCGTGGCCTTGGGAGCGGGGGCCGGTTCCTCAACCGGCTCCCAGCAGTCCCCGTGCCAATCGTCCGGCATATCAATCACAATTCCGTTATTACGATTGATGAATTTCATCACGCAGTAGTCGCGATGCGAGCGAACGCCTTCGGATCCAGGATGCCCCATCCGACATAAGCTTCAGTCCGCAGCAGAACCTGATTAGCCTGCTTCAGATCGTAGGTGCCGCCGTCGGGATTACCGTATTCGATAACCTCGAGAGGGATACTCGTGGCATAGCCCCAGCGGAAAGCATCCCAGTCACCCAGATAGGCGTAAGGCAGCAGCGTGGCGGTGGAAGCACTGACAGCGACGGTAGGATTCACATCAGCATTGATGCCACGGATCGCGCCGGGATTTCCGCCCCACATGAACTCTTCATAGGGCCTCTGGCCGCCGGCTAACGTCACCTGAGACAGAGCGGTCGCGAAAGCGGGAGACATCGCGATGCCGTTGCAGACATATCCGTCACCCAGGGCGCCGATCGCAGCAGTGATGTCACCTTCAACAGCTGCACTGGAATAAGCTTCCAGAGCAACGGAAGCCGCACGATCGAGGCAGTTCGCGCCGATAATGGAAGAGGTCGTGGTGGTCTTTGGATCCAGGCCATGAAAGACCATAATGTCAAGACCGCGGGCGATCTTTTTGGCATAACCATCTGTGAACGCCTGCAGATACTGCAGCTGCTTTTCTTCAGCGCAGTGCATGAATTCGTCATTCACGCGGCTCTGGTAGACAACCTTGATGGGCCGGATGGTCACGGTGCCAACAGTCGCATCACCAGCGGGCTTGGCGGTACCTTCGCCAACGATAGCCACATCATTGTCCAGGGAGAAGGTCATCACATCAATGCCGGAAAAGGGCAGGGGAGTCTGACCGGCCAACTTGGCAACAGAGCTTTTGCCGTTGACCTTGGAAAAAAGTTCGGTTACCAATTCGCGAGGAAACAGGGTACCAGTAGAGAGAGAAGCCATATTATTTACCTCCGTTATTCATTAGTCCTGACAGCATACCCTTGAGGGCCACTGTCTTTGCATCCGCCGGCGCTTGTTCTGTAGATCTCGGTGGCAGTGGCGCCGGCATTGATTGACTGCCAACAAGATTTTTAAGTGATTCAGCGTCAGCCCGGATGGATTTTTCGTCCGTCCCGCTGATCCTGCTAATCCACTCATACGACAGGCCGACCTCATGGGCAATCCGGCTCTTTAACGAGGCCGTTTCGTATTCTTGGTTTTTTGCCTTGAGATCTGCAATCAGCTGTTCATCACCCGCATGCGCAGCCTTGTAATCATCGAAAGCCTTGTTCGCTTCAGTGATCGCCTTCTGGTGATCTTCCGGAGAGATCCAGCCTTCAAACTTCTTGGTCTGCGATTCGCGGTCACGTTTGAGCCGGTCCTTTATGATAGCATCCAGCTCTTCCTGAGTCGTAATTGCCTGAAAGTCTGCCATTGTAATTCCTCCCCATTTTTCCGCATGGTTGCGTATTTATTGGTTCAATAAAAAACGCGCTGCTGTTTCGGCTCTTTTGCCGACGCACACGCGTGAACCGCTAATGTTAAAGACTCCATCAGAGATACATCAATATCATCATCAAGAGTCTTATAGCCGTATCCGCCACTGGATCCGATAGCACGGTGTTGACAGTTGCAAACGGACTGCCGTAGAGAAGGCTGACCCATGTGAACCAGCTCCCCAGCCACAATGATCCGCTCAAACTCGGATGATGCCGCAATGATGTCTTTCGTAGTAGCTGCCTTCAGGCCTTTCAGCTTTTGGTCTTTGGCTTGTTTCGTAAAACCTTCGACCCCGGAAGCACCGTCAATGAAAACGCCTTGAAGATCGCACTTCAACAGGAAATTGATCATCCAATCATTGCCTTCACGCTGATCTCTGCAATCTATAGCCTCCGCAAAGATTCGATCATCATCCGTCTTAATTGCTACACTCAGCGATACATTCTGCCCGTTTTTCCCGAACTTCACGCCGGCAAAGACTCGCCCGGTAAGATTTGGCAGCGTTTCTGCTTTCAGCGCGTCCCATTGCGGCTCGCTGATTGCTGACTGCTGGTTGTACCGAATCCAAAGTCCGAGGCGCTGGATATTAAAGTCTATGTCGTCTCCATTGATCTCATCCTGGACGATTCGCTCAGTTATGATCGTGCCAAGTGATGGAGACGTCAAATACCAGGCCTCCTTGTCCCGGACGTCAGTCTTGTGATCAACAGACCATTCAGCCCAACCGCCGTTTGGCGTATCTCCGCGGAGACATGCATCCCGATATTCACGGAAAACATCGCCGGATGATACAGCTGTCGGCGGGGTTCCGCACATAATCGTTTGCGGATTCCTGGAAGAGCTGACAACATAATTCAGCGCGGTCTGCTGCGCATGGGTGTATTCCTGTGCCTCATCGATTATCAACAGGTCATATCCGGAACCAAGAGAGCCGGAACTTGTTCTGGTCCGGAACTCCGCGATCCCTCCGCCCTTCATTTCGATTCGTTCCTTACCGTAAGCCTTATATGTTGACTTCGGTTCGATCCCGATCTCCGTAAGACGGTTGCAGAGACGCTCCCAAGCGATGTGAGCTGTGTCTGTTAAGTGTGCTGTGTGCAAAATGTGTTCGCCATTGAAAAGGCCGTGCAGCTCACGCTGTGTCAGGATCTCCGTTTTGCCATTCCGGCGCGGGACGGAATACCCGAACTTAGTGTGAACCCACAGCCCTTCGTCGTTAACTGCCATGATGTCCGAAAGCATCAGCTCCTGCCATTCCTGGCAGCTGTTCCCGGACATGTTATAGATCTGTACCGCTTCATCACCAAGTGACTTGGTATACGGCAGCACCATGCTCTGGGTCGGAATCTGATTTCCGATCCGGTTCATGGTGCATCACTCACCTCCGGTCCGGCTCTTACGCATTTCAAAGGGCATCATCTCCTTCGGTAATTGTTGACCCGCTCGCGCCGATCGGCGACATACTCAATCAGACACCGGCAATTATCATGTCGAGTCCATACCGGATCACCTGTGGTTTTGACGTCCGCATAATCATAAGTACCGTCGAGCTTATCACAATACTCACAGCAGTGAGATTCGGCTGTTCGAACGATCTTGGGGCGAAGGCCTGCGTTTGAATGGACGGCCGCATTATCTTTAATTGCCTGGTCAACTACATTCTGAGAAAAGTTCGTGATCTGATCATAAAATAGCGAACTGATCTTGCCTATCTTTTTCACAGCTTCCACAAGCCCAAAAGCGCGGTTTCCGTCAAACTTTGGCTCTTGCGGTCTAATCCCGATCTCAGCCTGGAGGTTGATGTTTTTCTGAGCCTCAATGCAGGCAACAGTAACCATGCTGTGATCCAAGCCGAGCGTTCCGGGAATTAGATCGTCTAAATCCCACTCCGCTAAATCTTCAGGCTGATACCTTTGAAGCACCCGGCCAATCAGCCTGCCGACCCGCAGCGCATACGCGTGAGCTTCCTTATAGCCTCCGCCTTTTGTGCGCAATCTTTCAAGCAGAACCACGGCGCGATAATCGCTGTTTACTGCGGAAGCAATCTCAGACTTAATATCGTTAAATGTCAGCGGCATTATTCAATCCCCGTCATGCGGTGTATCCGCTTTTCGTCGATATAATCCGGAATTGCCTGATTCAGTTTGATAATACCGTCACCAATCGAGGACAGCATCGCTGCATCAGGCTCAAAAACAGGCAACCATTCCGCATCTGTCTTAAACACTTCAGACCGCTTATACGCGAATTTGTCACGGACACATGCAGCAATATATCCAGCGTTAATGAAGCTGGATCCGAAACAGCGTTGTGCTTTGCTCGCCATCAGGCGGAGGGTCTCATGAGAAGCTTTGATCGCTTCAGCGGATGACGGATTCTGTGTGTTGAAGCCGAGATCATCCATTGTTAGGCCGGTCTCGCCTGCGAACATGGAAGCGAACGCCTTCAGCTGCTCGACATGCGGCTGCATGGACTGCTGCTGGAACTGGCCAAGAGTAGGGAAGTTGCCGTCATCATCCCTGGTAAAAGACAACATAGCACTCATTGTGGCCTTCCAAGAATCCATCATTTCAGCATCCTGGCTGAGACCGGTTGCGTATTTTTGCGGGAAGCTGTAGAACTCCGCAGCAATCTCTGACCGTTTCACTGTACGCATGGCCGACAGTGCGATATTCATACAGGCTCTGCTGATCCTGGAGTGCCCAAACGGCCGTCTGGCGTCTGGCTTGTAGATCACTGGCACCAGAGCAGCATAATCCGCGCCGGTGCTCTCGTGGGCAATAGGATCCAGTTTGCCAGCCTCATACACCCAAGTTTCCCCGCGCTGGAAATATGCATAAGTCTTCGGCTGATCGAATTCATCCCGGCTCAGGACCGCGTATCCTTCGATAAGCAGGTTGGTGAAATCATCAATTATACCGGTCGCATTTCCGCCGTCGATAACCTGGATCCTCGGGTTTCCGTCTTCGCCGCGGCTGATGTAGAAAAACGAGCAGCTGGTGATCAGCGCGTTTAGCATCGAGCTGTCGAATATGATATCAGGATTGTTCACGTTAAACATATCCTGCATCATAAAGTTGTCATTCTCGAATCCGTCGAACTGAAGCCGATCGGCAAGGCCGTCAACCGCCTTCGTACACCAGCCATTCACAGCCTGGAACCATTCGAGACCCTTTGGGGTGGAGATTCCGAAATCATCCGCCATCTGCTTCTGCTCATAAAAGGCATACCGCAGCAATACGCGCGGGCGCTTCATGGCCAGCTTGCGCTGGAGATAGGCGATTCCTTTATAATCGCTCATTTCTTCACCCCTCTGATCTTCTTCATGATGTCAGCCTCTGTCGGCCGGTTGTCTTCCACAGGTGCACACTCTGCCAGGATCTTCTGGATCCCCTGAATCGCCTGAATCTGGACTGCCGGCGGCGTATCTTCGCCGTCCCGGATCCTGAGCAGCCGCTGGATATTTTCCTCTCTGATTTTCTGATAATCCATAAAACAATCTCCTTTTTGACCAGGGGAAGGTGGATAGGCGTCGGAATTCTAAGCAGTGCAGTCGGTTGGAGCCTTCGGGGGCGGCAGCAAGGGGAGACAGGCCCCTATTCAAGAATGTTTATAGCTTGAATAATCCAAGCTCAAAGGAAGATCACGATTGCCGACGCTTTTTTTAACAGCTACGATCATGTTTGTTTTTGATGCTTTCAGGCGATTGCACTGCAGATGCGCCAGCTGCATGTTTGCGATGTCTGCCGGATTTCCGCCTTTTGAAATAGGGACAATGTGGTCAACCGTAGCGCTCCACGGATCTGGAAAGCGCAGATCAAAATTCACGGGTCTGCCACAGATTGCACAAACAGATTGCGTTGCAAATATCTTCTTCCTCGCTTTGCGATATGTTGCTTCTGCCCAGCCGTGCTGATCAGGCCTGTTCTGCTGCTTCGCCGGCATTCTGCGCCTCCTCCGGTGCGATCATGGTCAGGTACATCGTGAACGATATGCACGGGATATACGGACCCGTTGCAACCATTGCCTGCTCCTGTATCTGCCAGTAATAATGCCCACGGTCCTGAGCGCAATACAGCAGCAGCTCGTCGTTATTCATGCCGAACACACGCTTAACGTCCTGGACATATGCCGAAATTGCTTCAGAGTTCTCCCGGATAAAGCCACGACTGTCAGTGAACACAGCGCCCATGTGATAAAAGTAACTGTACAACACAACGCCAACAGCCTGATACTTAGCAATCTTCAGCGCTTCTTCGCCGCGGCGCTTGTAGTAATCCAAAAACACACGGCCGGTTGACTCGATGTATTCCGGTAGGTGATTCTCAATGAACAGCCTGTCTTCTCCCTGGGTGATACTGTCAGGCCGCTTCAGCCATCGATATGTCAGAACCGGAGCATACATCGGCTGTTCTTTCGTTTCATCCAGGATGCATGTGGCCAGCGAGGAAAGGTAGATATCCTCATGGCTCTTCAGGTCGTGCTTATAGGAAACGTGATTTCGCTCCCACCACTCTCGCCGGTAGAACTTGCCATGTGTCCAACCGTAGGACCGCTGATGCTTCCGGATCAGTCGGAACTGTCCTTTGACATAGCTTCCTTCATCGAAGTCCGACGTCACGATCGGAAAACGGAACCCGTCGCGCTCTGACTTATCGATCTGCTTGAACACCTTAAGGAAGGCCCCGGAAACAAATTCATCATCCTGGTCTCCGAAGATCACCCAATCGCCTGAGCTGGCGTCATATCCTGCCTGCCGCGTGTTGCCAGGACAACAGTTGTATGCCGTCTTCGTGCGAACAATATTCAGCTTTTTTTCATATCGCTGAACAATGTCGTCATACGGTTCGGTTGAACAGTCATCTGAAATAACGACTTCCATGTCTCTAAAGTTCTGCGAGACCAGGCTGTCCAGCATCCGACCGATAAAAGGCCTCGCGTTATAGCACGCGAGAATAACACTAAGTTTCGGCATGATTACTCCTCTCATCACCGCTCATGTCGTGCGCCTCCCTCCTCACGCGCCCCCATACAGGGCATACGCACGTCCCGCCACAGGGGAGGAGTGGAACCCCGCAGCACCCACAAGCAAAGTAAAAGCACCCAGCAATGTCTGAACTGGATGCTTCTGCTTCTGAAAC